TTCCAAGGATCAAGCCGTATGCAGCGTTTCTGCGCAACAGAACATCGGTGCATCCACGATCTACAACTGGTTCAAGCTGGTTGAAGGTTTGGATCGCAAAGACTGGTTGCCTGCACTGTGCCCGCGTCATGCAGGCCGCACGAAGAAAGTGCCTTGTGATCCTCTCGCCTGGGAATGTCTGAAGGCTGATTTCCTGCGCCTTGAAAAGCCGCCATTTGCCGCCTGTTATCTTCGACTTGAGACAGCGGCGCAGGAGAATGGTTGGACGATACCAGCTGCACGCACACTTGAGCGGCGGTTGGAAAGCGAAATACCGGCTCCGGTTCGTGTCTTGCTGCGCGAAGGCAGTGAAAAACTCAAGATGATGTATCCGCCCCAGGTGCGCGACAGATCAGAATTCCACGCAATGGAAGCGGTCAACGTTGACGGTCACAAATGGGACGTATGGGTTGAGGTCCCGGATGGCGAGATTTGCCGCCCGATCATGATTGCGATTCAGGATCTGTATTCCAACAAATGTGTCGCCTGGCGCGTAGATAAATCCGAGAACTCTGACCTTGTTCGACTGGCCTTTGGTGATTTGTTCCGTGAATACGGTATCCCGGACCATGCATGGCTTGATAACGGTCGCGGATTTGCCGCCAAGTGCATTTCGGGCGGCACCCCCAACCGTTTCCGGTTCAAGGTGAAGCCTGAAGAACCAAGCGGCATCCTCACCGCACTGGGTATCAACATCCACTGGACCACACCGTATTCCGGGCAATCAAAGCCAATCGAACGCATGTTCCGGGATTTCTGCAACCACATCGCGAAACATCCGAAATTCGCCGGTGCCTACACCGGCAACAAGCCGGATGCCAAGCCGGAAAACTACCGCAGTAAAGCGATCCCGCTTGATGAATTTTTGAAGGTCGTTGGCGAGGGCATTCGCGTCCACAACGCACGTCCGAAGCGCAATACGCGGGTGTGCGGTCGGGTTCGGTCCTTTGACCAGGCATTCGATGCCAGCTACGCAGATTCCGTCATCCGCAAAGCTGCCCCCGAGCAATTGCGCATGTGCTTGCTAGCCGCCGAACAGATCCGCACGGATCAGCGCAGTGGCCGGATCGAGCTTATGGGGAACTTCTATTGGGATGAATGCCTGCATGATCACATGGGCAAGTCGATCATGGTGCGGTTTGACCCGGACTTCCTCCATGACAGCGTTTACGCCTATCGCCTTGATGGCAGTTTCATCGGCGAAGTTGGCCTTTGGGAGGCCAGTGGGTTCGCTGATCGCAACGCGGCGCGCGAACATGGCCGCAAGCGTCGGGCATTCATCAACCTGACCAAGAAAGCCGCCGAGATCGAGCGCACACTTTCACTTGAAGAATACATGGATCTGCTTCCGGACAGCGATGACGCCGACGCGGCACCGCAGCCCGCTGCTGTTCGCCTGGTTACAGGCAACCTTGCACGCCAAGCCGAGGCATTACCAACACCTGATGACGAAGAAGATTTTTCACGGAATTTCCGGGCTGGTCTGCAGATCCTGCAGGGCGGACGGGATGAGTGAGGGCGCGCCGCCGCCAAGCATTGCGCACCCTCTTTGATCAAGACGACCAATAAAGGATTTTAGCATGAACAATATCGTTGCGACAGACAGCACTTTTACAGACGAAGAGATTCAGGAAATCCGCAGCCGTGTCCAAGAGGTCATGGACGCAGAGGGCTACAGCCAAGCCGATGTGGCAAAGCTGACCGGTGTAAAATACGGCACGTTCACTGGCTGGTTCAAAGGCACTTATGCCGGCAACAATTCCCGCGTGGCGGGCGAGGTTCAAATCTGGCTGTCAGGTTTGGGCGAGAAAAAGCAGACGGCAAAGCGGGTGCCGCGCATCCCTGACTATGTTGAAACCCCGTCAACGATCGAGTTCATGAGCGCGTTGCAATATGCCCACGTGCTGCCGGAAATCGCCATTATCGCCGGTGGTGCCGGTATCAGTAAGACGACAGCGTGCGAACAATATGCCCGTACCAATCGCAATGTCTGGGTGGCGACCATGGAGCCGAGCACCAAGGGCACGCACGGCATGTTGCTTGAATTGGCAGAAGTGCTTGGCATTACCGAGAAGTCACCAACCAAGCTGTCAAAGGCAATCGTAAACCGCGTTGATGGCACCAACGGCTTGATCATCATCGACGAAGCCCAGCATTTGACAACTGAGGCGCTTGATCAGGCGCGGTCCATTTATGACAAGGCACGCGGAACTGTCGGGCTGGTGTTTGTTGGGAATGAAACGGTTTACGCCCGACTGGAAGGCAACGGACGCAAACCCGGTTTTGCGCAGCTTTTTTCACGGGTTGGCGTGCGCTGTACACAAAACCAACCGAAAGCAGCCGACATGTGTGCGTTGATCGCTGCCTGGGATGTCACTGAAAAAGAAGAAATCCGATACCTCAAGGCGATTGCGCGCAAGCCAGGCGCACTGCGCGGGATGACCAAATGCTTGCAGTTGGCAACCCTTCTGGCGAATGGCGCAGGTGTTCCTCGCACAATCGAACACATCAAGATGGCGTGGGAAAAACATTCCTCGTCAGCAGTGTGAGGAGGTTTGTGATGATCAGCCAAAAACTGTCCAACATCACAGCGGCGTTGCGGAAAATGGCCAACCACAGTTCCGGAAGCCTGAAACTCGATCATGCAACCACAGACATCTTGCTGACCAACCTGCAGGAGCTTTCCGACAGTCTTGGCTCATACGAGCATAGCGCCGGACCGATCCCTGTTGGTGAGACCAGCCTGCACGCGATCGAGCGCGCCGTTGCCCGAGGTCAGGTCATCAATCTGGCAGACCGACGCACGGCAGAAATACTGCGCCGCGATCTGCCACCGGACGGCGGGGGATCAGTCGCATGAAACGTTCCCGCATTCCCTTCATTCGCTTTTGGCTTCAACAGATCCGCTACTGGCGGACCCTTCAAAGGAAACCGCTATGACGACGATGGCAGAGATCGAACAACTGGCACAGGGCTTTGCTGCCGCCCGGATCGAGCTGCAGGAAGGTGTGACTGCCCTGCACGAGGATCTGGAAAAGATCAAGGCCCGATACATGGGCATGATCCGCAAACAGGTCGAAACCGTGCGTGAGCATGAGACAGCACTCAAGAACGCGATTGAGGGTGCACCTGATCTGTTCACCAAACCGAAGTCTCGCACATTTGCAGGGATAAAGGTCGGGTTTGGAAAGCAGCCAGGACGGCTTGAATGTCCCGAAGATGTCCTTCTGGTCGCGCGCATTCGCAACATGCTTCCTGACCAGTTTTCAACCCTTGTGAAGGTTACTGAAAAGCCGGTGAAAACGGCTCTTTCCAACCTTCCGGGCAAAGACCTTAAGCGTCTTGGTATCTCGGTTGTTGACGCTACCGCCGCGGTCATTGTCAAGCCGCAGGACAGTGACATCGACAAGCTGGTTGCGGCGCTGATCGAGGAGGACTGAGCACTGTCATTCGTAACAATCGAGCCGCCCGTCAAGAATGTCAAACCGGCTATCAAGCCTGACGAAGTTCTGCTGACCACGCGCAAGGTTCATAAGTGCAACATGGTCGTTTTGCGATTTGGTGATGAGGCCGTCAAACGGCTCAAGCTCAGTGTAGGCAAGCAGTACATGGTGCGCTGGGGTGTTGACGAGCATGCCGGAAAACTCCGGCTGAGTGAGGTTTCCAAAGGCTGGGAGCTCAAAGTGCCGAAGCGCGGCAATACAGCCCAGATCACGCTCTCGCGCCTTCCGGAACAGTATCTGGGGCGGGCATTTCAGGCCAAGAAGATCACTGGCGAACATATCGACGGTGTACTGGGCCGCAGTGACCCGTTCGTCCAGCTCATCCTTCCATCTGACTTCTTTGCCGAGCCGGAGGACAGCGATGAGCAAGCGTAAGCCAACTGTCCTGTACTCGGTGCTGCTGACAGATCGCCGCAACGTCTATGTTCTGGCACGTCACGCCAAGGGAGCATTGAGCGTTGCCATATCGCATGGCTACACACCGGATCGTAGTCCCGGTGTCAGGCCGCGCCGTGTCGATGATGTGCTCAAGGATCGGGCAATCAACTTCAAATCCGCTGAGGGGGAGGCAGCCTGATGTTTGCTTATTGCTACGAGGGTGGAGACATCCAGTTCGGCGAGCAGTTGCCTGTGAATGCGATCAAGCTCGCGAGCGGTCCTGAAGCCATTCTTCGTCGCCGTATCGGTTCAAACCGTCGCGTGCCAGGCATCCCGGCCGAGGACGCAATTGGTGACCGGCAGGCAATCGAACAATACAGACGATTTCTGATGGCACCACGCAGACGTGTGCGTGGTGGCTGATGAGCCGACCGGGGCCGACCCGAACCTGTTGCAAGTGCTTTTGGTTCGGTCCCGGTACCGCTTCAGCAACGAGCAGTCCACGGACTGCTGATTGGTGCAGCGGTGTGGAAGCCAGGGGCGGCTATCTGCCTCAGAGACACACTCAGGATAACCGAGGCTGCAAGGTCCGCCTGATGATGAAGGTGCCTCATATCATCGAATTAACCGGGGTAGCGTCCGGTCTGCACCATTATTTTTTTGTCAAAAACACCTGTTTCGAGGGGCTAAACCAATGACAACTGTTCGCTGCAAGTTCACCTGTGATTCAAAATCCGAGACCGTAGATGGGATTACAGTCTGTTTTACCCCGGTTACCTCCGGTAGCTCTGAAAATAAAGAGTTCTTCAAATACACCCCTTGGGGCGAGCTGAAGATAGGAACTTTGAATAAAGATGCTGCTGCACGTTTTGAGGTCGGGAAAGAGTATTTTCTCGATCTGTTGCCAGCAACCGCCTGATCAGAGTTGAGAGCGGCAACAAGCAATGACCTTGCCAAACGCACATAACCCGGATGCACGCGCTGCGCTTGCCGATTTGGCAACCGTTGCTGCCGGGTTTGTGCGTGCGGGTCGTCCACGCGGGCCAAAAGCTCGGACTTACCTGTTGCAAGCTATCCACAATGCAAACGAAGCGTTGAGGGCCGGTGTGCCGGTTGCAGATCATTCTGTGACGATTACTGACCCTGAACAGTTGGTTCGCGCTTACATCGAGGCCGGTGGTAACTGGCAGGCCCTGGTCGCGGCCGTCAGCCGTCATTCACTTGAGGGGGCAACGCGGCGTCATGATTAAGAAGTTCGCCAAAGAATTCATGGAAGTTCGCCCGGCTGGTGGTTTTCGCGTCATACTGGCTGACGCGGCATGGCCGTTTGCCAATTACTCACCCAAGGGCGAAGGCAAAGGACCATCGGCTCACTATGACTGCATGTCAGTGGATGAGATTGCAGCCATGCCGGTTGAGCTTCTGGCAGCGGATGACTGCGCATTATTCATGTGGGTCACTTGGCCGCTGATGCCCGAATGGAACCGTGTTCTGAAAGCATGGGGTTTCGAGTTCAAAGGGCTTGCCTGGGAGTGGCGCAAATTCAATCCGGACACTGGAAAATATGCGTTCGGTACCGGCTACGGCACACGAAAGAACCTTGAGCCGTGCCTGTTGGCGACACGCGGAAATCCGCCGCTTAGATCCGAGCTGCCTGATGATCTGTTTGGTGTCGGGAGCGTGCCTCAAGGGGTGCGTTCTGTCCGCGACTGGATGGAGTGGTGGCCTGATGACGAGATCCTTGCCAAAGCGCGTGGGCACTCCCGGAAACCTGACGAACAATATGACCGGATCGAAACGATGTTTGACGGTCCATATATCGAGCTGTTTGCGCGTCAGTGCCGAAAAGGCTGGTCGGTATGGGGCAACCAGGTCGACAAGTTTGGAGACGCGGCATGAACCATATCGCGTCAAACAGCACCAAGCCAGCCGGATCAATCTTTGCCAGAACGCCGCGCAAGAAAAAGTGTGACCAACGCACGATCAGGATTGATCAGCTCAAAACGCGGTCCTTTGACTCGTTGCGCCTGCTTTACACCGGCGGGTGGATTCTTGCCGGGCCAAAGGATGTGGTTGCTGTCTCCTCAAGCGTAGCGGTTTTGCTGTTGGCCATATCGGGGCATCGGCTTGCGACAGATGAAATCCTGATGGAAGCGCTTTGGCCGCATCCGGATGACATGCCCGACTATTGGGCGGATCAAATCCGTGTTCGGGTTTGCAAGCTCAGAAGGCTCATCAAACGTGTCGGCGGAACTGAGCAGATCGTGGTCGAGCATGGTCGCGGTTACTGGCTTAGGAGGCATGCGAAATGAATGCGTCCTGGTACGAAACCGCTCGCAAGATCATAGCCGAGTTGGACCGAGGTTTGCCCGCTGACCTGTCGCTGAAAGAACGGCGGAAGGCTGTTCGCGAGGCTTACCCGTGGGGTGAGCGCAGCATGTGGCCATACAGGGCATGGTGCAAGGCGCAGCGCGAATATCTTTCCCGGTTCGAGACACCAGAAGAGAGGCTGCGCAGCCTTCCCCTTACACCGCTTGAGCGTCTGGTTGCCAAGTCAAAACGCGGAGATCAATCATGAGTGCTGTTCGCAAACCCAAAAAGCAGATCGATCCGTTCCGTCGCAGCCTTTATGCAAAGATCGAAATCGCCAAGAAAGAACTCGGCCTCGATGACGACGCTTATCGCGATATCATCGCGCAGCGTTTTGACGGCAAAACAAGCCGGACCCAGCTTGGCACAGCGCAACTGGGCGAGCTGATTGATCATTTCAAAACACTTGGCTTCAAGCCAAAGCGGAAAGCACCCAAACGTGCTGGCAGGGCGAGGCTTGCGGACAGTGACACTGCGCGCAAAATCCGTGCGCTATGGATCTCTTTGTATCATCTCGGAGTTATCTCAGACCCTTCTGAGAGCGCCTTGGGGGCATTCATCAAACGGCAAGCCAAGGTAGATGACGCTG